TCACTTGACGGGTTTCCCGTACTGTGTTAATATAAATACATGAACGAATGAGGGTTTCCTCACTTTCACCCACGCCTCACCAAGACTAAACAGCGTGGTAAAATAATAGTCTTTCATACCTCTGCTTAGGGTGCAGAGGAATAGTAACTCCACCATTACCCTGATGGTCTTACTTATTTCAAATACAATGGCTCAAACTACTCTTACACGCCAACAGGGCGTGTCTAACTGGGAACAGTTTTGCGAGTGGGTAACCTCAACAAACAACCGCCTCTATGTGGGTTGGTTCGGCGTGTTGATGATCCCAACTCTGCTTGCTGCTACCATTTGCTTCATCGTCGCATTCATCGCGGCTCCTCCTGTCGACATCGATGGGATTCGTGAACCAGTTGCTGGTTCTCTCATGTACGGTAACAACATCATTTCTGGTGCTGTTGTCCCTAGTTCCAACGCAATTGGACTTCACTTCTACCCCATCTGGGAAGCTGCTTCCCTAGATGAATGGTTGTACAACGGTGGTCCATATCAATTGGTAGTCTTCCACTTCCTCATTGGCGTCTTCTGCTATATGGGTCGTGAATGGGAACTGTCCTATCGTCTGGGTATGCGTCCCTGGATCTGCGTTGCCTACAGCGCACCTGTCGCTGCTGCTTCTGCAGTCTTCCTCGTTTATCCTTTCGGTCAAGGTTCTTTCTCTGATGGCATGCCTCTTGGTATCTCTGGTACTTTTAACTATATGCTTGTATTCCAAGCAGAACACAATATCCTTATGCACCCGTTCCATATGCTCGGTGTTGCTGGGGTATTCGGTGGATCTCTTTTCTCTGCTATGCATGGAAGTCTTGTTACTTCCTCACTCGTCCGCGAGACAACTGAAACAGAGAGTCAGAACTACGGTTATAAGTTCGGACAAGAGGAGGAAACCTACAACATCGTTGCTGCACACGGCTACTTCGGTCGTTTGATCTTCCAATACGCATCATTCAACAACAGCAGAAGTCTTCACTTCTTCCTTGCTGCATGGCCTGTGATTGGTATCTGGTTTACTGCACTTGGTGTTAGCACCATGGCATTCAACCTGAACGGTTTCAACTTCAACCAGTCCATTCTGGACAACAACGGTCACGTTCTCCCCACCTGGGCAGACGTTCTGAACCGTGCTGGTCTGGGTATGGAAGTAATGCATGAGCGTAATGCTCACAACTTCCCACTCGACCTTGCTGCTGCTGAGAGCACGCCTGTCGCACTCCTGGCACCTAGCATCGGTTGATATAGGTTACATACAACTAAAGGACCCTACGGGGTCCTTTCTTTTTCTTCATTATGTAAAGTTATGTCTCACGATCTTTTAGAATTACTTACTTATTATGTGATCGTCTCAGTTGTTTTTGTTGGCGCTCCTGGAGTCTTCCTCTTCATAGTCTTCATGCCTGCTATCCAAAACACTAAGGGACGTATGGTTGGATATAAGGATCATAAAACATATGGTGACTCATCTACATACGAGAATACACCAAGTGATTACACCAAACACACCATACAAGTTAGCGGTTATAATCCGTGATACTTGGCCACAACTCTACTATCTACAAGGAATGAAAAATGGTCGCTTCAACTCTAAGTCCCCCACGGAGGGGATGGTTCGATGTCCTCGATGATTGGCTTAAACGAGATCGTTTCGTTTTTGTTGGTTGGTCTGGACTACTTCTTTTTCCCACTGCTTACCTTGCTATTGGCGGTTGGCTTACTGGCACGACTTTCGTTACGAGCTGGTATACCCATGGACTCGCTAGTTCCTATCTTGAGGGTGCAAATTTTCTTACAGCGGCAGTTAGCACTCCAGCTGACGCTATGGGTCATTCTCTTCTTCTTCTCTGGGGTCCTGAGGCTCAGGGGAGTTTCGTCAGGTGGGTCCAACTTGGAGGGCTTTGGACCTTTGTTGCTCTCCACGGTGCATTTGCACTAATCGGTTTCATGCTCAGGCAGTTTGAACTTGCACGTCTTATCGGTATCCGTCCCTACAATGCTATTGCTTTCAGTGGTCCTATTGCTGTTTTTGTCAGTGTATTTCTCATCTATCCTCTGGGACAGTCGTCCTGGTTCTTCGCGCCATCGTTCGGTGTCTCCGCGATCTTTAGGTTCCTTCTCTTCCTTCAAGGCTTTCATAACTGGACGCTGAACCCCTTCCATATGATGGGTGTTGCAGGTATCCTGGGAGGAGCACTTCTTTCTGCCATTCACGGAGTTACTGTTGAAAACACACTCTATGAGGATGGGGAGCAGGCAAATACTTTCAAGGCTTTTGACTCTACGCAAGAGGAGGAGACTTACTCGATGGTTACTGCGAACCGTTTCTGGTCACAGATCTTCGGTATTGCTTTTAGTAATAAGCGTTGGTTGCATTTCTTTATGCTCTTCGTTCCCGTCATGGGTCTCTGGACAAGTTCTATCGGTATTATTGGACTTGCTCTTAATCTCCGTGCTTACGACTTTGTATCTCAGGAGATTCGTGCAGCAGAAGATCCTGAATTTGAAACCTTCTACACCAAGAATATCCTCTTGAATGAAGGTCTCCGTGCTTGGTTGGCACCTGTCGATCAACCACATGAGAATTTTGTATTCCCAGAAGAAGTTCTTCCTAGGGGTAATGCATTATGATTCAGTCTGTTGGTTTTCTTGCACTCCGACTTTGTGTCGGGGTGCTTCTTATCCATCACGGATATGAAAAACTAGACAACATTGAGAACTTTGCAGATGCATTTGTAAGGCCATTGCATCTGCCTTTTCCCATTGTTCTTTCATACATCGCAGCACTCTCTGAGATTATTGGAAGTTGGATGTTGATTATTGGACTCGGTGTTAGATTTGGTGCGTTAGCAATCTTTGGAACAATCACGATTGCAATCTATCATGCTATCGCCACTGCTGGATTTAACATTTATTTGTTAGAACTCTTGGGTCTTTATTGGGGAGGGGCAGCATGTCTCATCCTTAATGGTGGAGGAAACTTTAGTATAGATCATCTAATTTCTAAGAGATTAAAAACATGAACGGGTATTTGGTTCTCGTTTACTTCACTTGCTTTGCCATTATTGCTGGTAGTGCTTTTGCGATGATGTGGGCAAACATTCAGAACATTAATAAAATGATGAATGATAAACCTCAAAAACGTCACCCGGAAGCACCAACAGCAGGTGAAGAAGTAATGTATGTTGATTTGACAAGAGAGAGACTAGAAGACCTTTACAAAGAGGAAAATTTCTGATATATAAGGGGCGTAGCAATTTGCCTTTTAATGAAAATATTTTTAGATACTGCTGACACTGAGATCATTAAAAAATATTTTGAAACCGGATTGGTAGACGGAGTTACTACCAACCCCACTCTCATTATGAAGAGTGGAAAAAATCCTGAAGATGTCTATCAAGAGATTAAAGACATTGGGGTAAAAGATATAAGCATGGAGGTCATGGGTAACTTCGTTGAGATGTACACGGAGGGATCTAGACTATCTCAAAAGTTTGGTGATGTATGTACGGTCAAAGTTCCCTGCACACGCGAGGGTCTGAAGGTCTGTAAGGCACTTTCAGATGAAGGTATCAAGGTCAACGTCACACTCATCTTCTGTGCCGCTCAGGCAGTCCTAGCAGCAAAGGCGGGGGCAACATACGTTTCTCCCTTCGTAGGACGCTTGGACGACCAGTCAGTAGCAGGTCTGGAGGTTGTCAGATCTATCTCTGAGCTGTATCGTATCCATGGGATGCGAACTCAAGTTCTGTCAGCATCAATCCGCAGTGTGCAACGTGCCATCAGGTCATGGTATAATGGTGCTGAAATTTGCACCATGCCACCCAAAGTATTTGATCAGATGTATGATCACATTCTTACCGACAAAGGTATGGAAATTTTTGAAAATGATTGGAAAGGAGTACAAAAATGACTTTTACAGTTTACTCAAAGGATGGATGCCCCTATTGCACAAAGGTCGTCCAAGTGTTACAACTGGCAGAGCAAAAACATGTGGTGTATAAATTAAACAGAGACTACACCAGGGAGGAGTTTTACTCAAAGTTTGGAAATGGTTCTACATTTCCACAAGTTTTGATTGATGAAACATCCATCGGAGGTTGCTCCGAAACAGTTCAGTATTTAAGGGAGCAGAAATTAGTCTAATGGAACAGAACCTCAGCGACATCTTCGATCTAATAGAACATGCGATTGATAATGCCTTTGAGGGACAAATGAATTTAAAGTTCTATGATTACCTCAAGGACAATAAAACAAAAAAACATGAGATAGATTCATTCATCACTAGTTCAACAACAAAAGAACTTAACGATACAATCGTAGAGTTAGATGAATATCTCAAAGGTGGTGCTGATAACGAGCATAAACAATTGCGAGAGGGTTATGGTCACATTCCTAAACCTGAAGCAAGAAAAATTAGAAACTACTTACAAAGTTTCATAGATGATGCAGAGAGGTATAGTAATGACCGAAGACCTGGAAGAAGGAAAAAGCAATCTAAATAAACAGGAAACCCACATTAATCGTGGATTTGAATTACTATTAAGAAAAAGGAGGATAAAACCACCCGAACCACCAAAAACTTTTCAGGTAAAGTTTGGAAAGATGGTCTCCCTCTTCCGAAGAGAGATTGTATTTCATCTGAACTTCTATCTGGACATCAGAAAGAAATAGTCTCTGGAGGACAGAAGATGTTAGCAGTAACACTAACGATAGGAACATTAGTCTCAATCATGTTCTTTTTTGTAGGAGGTGTGGTAGGATGGTTAGCAAAGGAGCACCAGTTCCAAACACAACCTGTTTACACTCATCCAGAGATGTTTGATGAAAACGGTAATGTCCTTCCCGATGAAATTTTAGCTGTACGATTTGAAAACTATTATGAGTCCAACGAAGACGACGACGAAGACTAAGACTAAGCAAGAACTTCCACCCAATCCATTTGTTCATGAGATCTTAGAGGTCGTGAGCAAACAGCGTAGCAATGCAAAGAAAGTTGCAATGCTTCAGGAGTATCGTAATGATGCACTTACTGCTATTTTAATTTGGAACTTTGATGATAGCATCATCACTATTCTCCCTCCTGGAGAAGTTCCTTTCAAAGAGAATGAAGTGCCAGTTGGAACTGACCACACATCCCTTCGCAGAGAGTGGAAGCATCTTTATAACTTTGTAAAAGGTGGCAACGATACTTTGAATGGTCTCCGCAGAGAAACCATGTTTATTCAGATGCTTGAAGGTCTTCATCCAGAGGAAGCAAAGATCTTATGCTTAACAAAAGATAAACAATTGCAATCTAAATACAAGATAACTCAAGCAAATGTTGCCGAAGCATTTCCAGACATTCGTTGGGGGGACCGCTCATGACGGTTGCTGTAAAAGAACAAGAAAAAATGGCAGAATTTGGAACAGAATCCAATCAAATTAATCCATCTGATTACAGTTGTCAGGTTCTTCTGGAAAAGACAACTCTTAGCACTGCGAATGACAAATCATTTCCTACAGATGCCCGTCTGATTTGGTATGTTGTCGATGGTAAAGAGCACCTTGATCTTGTTCGTTGTGGTAAGGTTTCTAAACTCTTTGATATGTACTACGATAAGTATGGAAAGGGTTCTGTTCAAAAAATTGATTTTGGATATGGAACAGTGAGTCCCAAGTTGTGGGGTCAAAAACCAAAGAAAGAAAAGAAGAGAAAATGAATGAAGAGAATCTCCGAGAACAAATTAACGAACTAATTAAAGACGAGATTCAAGATGTTATCAATGATTATGTTGATACTGTAGAGGATCAAAGTCATGGTGGACTTGGATTTGTTCGCACCGATGATGAAAGTGAGTTGAAGGTCAATGTCTCTAATAAAGAGATTGATAAAATTATCAAAGAGTATAAGAAGATAAAAAAACGTGAGAGATCAAACATTTCTCACATCAAAAAACTAGGTCTTCTCGATAAGAATGGTAATCCATTGTGACTAAAAAAGAAAAAGAACTCCCATGGTGGAAACTGCACGAAATTACAGAACAACTTAATGGCACACTGAGACATATCTCTTGTGTAGATAGTAATGGTAGGCAATATAAGCGAGTTGTAATTGAGTATGAGGAAGAACAATGCAACCAGTAATTTACAGTAATGGTAGTCAAGAGTGTGAAAGAGCAGAAAGTTTACTCAATAGTGTTCAGTTTAATGAGTGCAACAATGTAAAAGTCTTCCACTTAAACGAAGACTTTACTATTAAGCAATTCAAGGCAGAGTTTGGAGAGAGGGCAGAGTTTCCACAGATTGCTATCGGCCTCAATCATCGTGGAACTTTGAAGGAAACAATTCACTACATGAGTAGCAAAGGAATGTTTCTTTAAAACGGTATCACGTTATACAAAACTACTTGACTATATAATGTATGAGGTCTATAATAGACCTGTCGTTCATCCCACTCTGTGGGACGCAAGTAGGTCGCGGAACGGATCGTTCATCCCTACGGGGACGCACACGACTGAAGGAACGGGGAGTAAAACCCTCTACTACTTTAGGAGTAACTACCATGAACACCCTTACACTAATCAAGAACCAAATCGAGAAAGCAGCACGTCTTCATGACGCACAGATTGCCCACACTTCATATCGTGGTGTTGAGTATGACCAGCGTTGTGTAGAGTCCAAAGAGACTCACGGCACCTT